TGGGAGCAAGGGGCTGAAGGCTGACTGGACTGCGACATGGCGCAACTGGGTGCGGAGCACTAGGGTTCCCCGCGACTCCCAACCTGCCAAGCAAGATCGCAAAATGGACTTATTGATGGGCCGACGTCAGCCAGACGTTGTGACAGTTATCGATGCTGACTATCAGGAGCGATTAAATGCACTTAGCGGACCGAGTTTTTGAGAGGTTTGTCGCTCTGTACGGAGCGCAGAAGTTTAAGGTCATGTTTGAGCATGACGACAACGCAATCATGCCAGCCAAGGAAGCCTGGAATAACTTCCTGCAATCCTGCAAGCCAGATGTTTTGCGAAAGGTTATGGAGGCTCTACCGCATCAGAAACGCGAATGGCCCCCCAACCTCTCCGAGTTCATCGGTATGTGCAAGGACTTCGACCGAGTAGAGCACAGAACCTACGACGCGCTGCCAGCCCCGAAGGTTCAGACAGACATTGGTCGGGCTGCACTGGCAGAGATGAAAGCAAAGCTACGGGTTTCCCCTAATACACAGTCATGACAAACGAGCAGAAAATAGTTGAGTCGCTAATCGCTGACTGTAAGGGAATCGTGGAGTACCACCTGACAGGCAAGCGGTTACCTCTTAACGGTAAGCAGATCATTCGCAGGACGCTTTACTGCCGGTTGGAGAGGCTGACGTTTGCAGGGTTTGGCGACAGAGTGCCGATCATCATTACAGGGGAAAACCGTGTGTCCTGAGTGTGGAGACTGGAAAAGCAAGGTTAAGGAGTCGAGGCGAGATACTCGATTCGGCTGGAAATGGCGACTTAGAGATTGCGTGGAGTGTGGGCACCGTTGGTCTACCTACGAAGTCCCAGCTACCTCCGTCAGTGTTGACGGTGATGGCAACCCAGATGGTAGGTTGGAGCGATGAATCGAGACAACATCATCCGCATGGCGCTGGAGGCTGGAGCGTTTCCAGAACTGTCTGAGACGCCGGAGAAGGATGTTGCATTTCTTCAACGTTTCGCTGCCCTTGTCGCAGAACCTTTGCAATCCCGAATCACAGACTTGTATCGCCAGCTTGACGAAGCTGAGAAGCGGTTGGACCAGCAGTACAAGATGGGCATAGAAGCCGAACGAGAGGCGTGTGCTCAGTTGTGCGAGTCTAGGTTCATGGGGGATCTAAATCGAGAAGACATGGAAGCGCGACGTTGCGCCGCAGCCATCCGCGCACGAGGTGAAGCATGAACCAAAACGAGATTCTAAAGATCGCTGCCGAGGCCGGAGCGTTTTTGGAGCTATCGGAGACGCCAGAGAAGGATCTGGCCTTTCTGATGCGTGTTGTAGAGCGTGTTGCAGCCTACGAGCGTGATCGGTGCGTGCTGATGCTTGAGCGCCTGTATGAACGGTCTGGGGAACAATATAAACAGTATTTGCACGCAGCCAAAGTGCTGAAGGGGGAGGCATGACAGAAGCATTCTTCATCGGCTACGCAGTTGGCATCGTGCTTGGCTATGTGATCTGGGCGCCAGAGACGCGGTTCAAGCGGAACTTCGTTGACGGCCTGACGTTGCGGTTTTTGTGGAGACAGAAATGAGCCTGATAGAACGACTTCTGTGCGCGGTTCTTGGTCACAAGTATGTGGTGCATCGAGTGTTTAATCCCGGCGCTCGGCAGGTTGGTTGCACCAGATGCAATCGGCAGTGGGCTATGCACGATGGCACACGGTCGTTTGTTCCGTGGGATGGTGAGTTTGAATCGATGTATCGACAATTTGGAGAATGGAAATGAGCGCACTAAAACCTGTAGACATTCCCAATCAATACAAAGAAGCCGCACAAGAAGCTCTGCAAGATGTGATGGACGAGAACCCAGACACAGTGATTATCTTGTCGTTCTGGAAAGATCGCGGTCAGTTCAAGATCAAGACATCTATGGTGCCTGACCGGCTGATGTTGATCGGTGCGATAGAAGAAGCCAAGGCGAAAGTCATTTCGGATGGGTACGCATCATGAGCATTGAGGCTATGCGACAGGCTCTGGAGGCGCTGGACGGACTAAGCGAACCCTACGATGTATTGAAAGCCCAAAACGCCCTCCGCGCTGCCATCGAGCAGTCTGAGAAGCAGGAGCCGGTGGCATGGATATACCCCGAGGCGCTGGAGGCATTGAAAAGCGGCAGGCCATGGACTGCATACGGCAGCAGTGGGGACGGACGAATTCCTTTGTATCTTAATGACGCAGTAGCTCGAAGGGTAGAGCCTCCGGCAGCGGAGAGTGGTGCAGGGTTCGAGTCCCTGCCTGCGTCACCTACATGGTGGGACGATCCTGTTGCCAAGATGAACTATCGCAAGTGGCAAGGACTGACAGCAGACGAGATATGGCAATGCAATGCCGCTCCACCTGGAAGTACGGTCGAATATCACATCTGCATGGCGCATCAGAATGTTCTGGATTTTGCTGAAGCCATCGAAGCCAAACTCCGGGAGCGCAACACATGATTAAGACATGGCAACAACGGTGCGAGGAGCACCCGGATCATGAGGGCATCGTCAGCGATGAAATGATTCAGGCTCGGATGCAAGAGGAGATTGACGAGTTACGTTCCCAGCGCCAGTGGAAAGGTCTGACAGACGATGAAATCAAAGCGCCGATTCAGAAAGCCATGCAGCATTTCGGCTACGACCCGACGCAGTACAGCATCGGTGGGATGGCGACGATTGGGTTCCTCGGTCTGGTGAAAGAGATCGAAGCCAAGCTACGCGAACGAAATGCGTAAAGATCCGATCACCGTAGATCAGATTGCAGGCCGGATGATCGAACTGCTGCAACAACGGAATGCTCTGTCACGCGATGACCTGGAATACGTTGTCGAAACCGTTGCAAAGCTGAAGGACGAGCGACTCAAGTCTTGTATTGCAGAACTGATTGGTTGGGGGGACGATGAGCGTGCTGAAGTTGAAACATTCGTAGCCATTGCAATCGAAGTCATGAAACGCACCAACGTATCGAAACTGCGGGAATGTGCGCGGATTGTCGAACTGAGGTTTCTAAGCCATGAACTGCTGCCGAAGTGATTTCAGACTCATCGACCGATCTATCAGCGACCACTCCGTTGTAGAAGTTTACGTTTGTCACACCTGCGGGTCAGAACGATACCGCGCAATCTCAGAGGAATGGAATGGAAGACCGTTTACACAATTGGGCAGCATGGAAGCGCAAGGAACCTCTTGCAGATCAGACCGACGCGAAGATAGTTGACGCTGTCATCCAGAAACTAGGGCCGGACGACCGCGCAGCAGTCAACGCTGTTTACGTCTCCCACCCCTACCAGTCGATCTACTACGTTTCGGCTGAAATCTCCATCCCACCAACCTGGATCAACCGAGCAATCGAAAAGGCCAAACGTGGACTCTCAACCTGAAATCCGATTGCTGGCAGCAGTTGTAACCCTGGCAGTCCGAGACCTAACGCACCGTCCGTTGCTGGTGGACAAAAAGCCGGTTATGACAGACGAAGCTAGATCAGCGTGTAGATTTCTGTTCAGCGACTCATCCAATGGGTATTTGGAATCGCTTGACTATGATCCGTCAGTATTCAAGGATCAGTTACTACGGATGATGAACAATAATTCTCACGAGAAACTTGCCGGATTCGATCCGAATGACCGGCGAGCCATGCGGCAGAATTACAAACTTTGGAGTTCCGACTATGCAAGACTGGATTACGAGCTACCTGACGATGAAAGCGAACCTGACGAATTTGCACTCCTGCCTCCTAAAAAAAGAGGCAAACCAAGCTATCGACCTAGCACTGCAAATCGCAGCGGAAGCAAGAATGTGCGCTAGACAGATCGAACTCCAGCGCGATAAACTCTGACCGTCTCCTCCTTCCCCCTTCACAGGGGGTTTTTTTTGCCGTAAAATTGTGTTAGGAGGTGCCTATCATGCCAGCAGTCTCGAAAGCACAAGCCCGACTCATGCAAGCCGCAGCCCACTCTCGTGGATTTGCGAAAAAGGTGGGAATTCCGATGGCGACTGCCAAGGAATTCATGAGCAAGCAGAAGACCCCGTATGCCAAACTTCCTGCGAGGAAGAAGTGAAACCGGTCTGGGACAAGCCTCGTCCTAAAAGTGCTGGCAAGCCTGACCCGCTGTCGAAGAAACAGAAACGGTCAGCTAAAGCGATGGCTAAGTCTGCCGGTCGCCCCTACCCGAATTTGGTGGACAACATGAGAGCGGCAAAAAAATGAAATGTCCTATCGTCACTGGTGATGCCAAGCTAAACGACGCCAACAAGCAGAAGGCTGTCGAAAAAGCCGACTACATGGAAGCTGGCGAGGACGCAGAGTACAAGTGCGAGAACTGTGCTGCGTTCGTCCAGTCAGATGAGATGCAGGGTTGCCTGGAAAACGGTATTGCTAAGGGCATGGAAGACGAAGTCGAGGATATGGGCTACTGCGCTCAACTTGATTTCGTCTGCTCCGAGGACATGGTCTGCAAGAAGTGGCTGGGTGGTCAGGCTAAGGGCAAGGGTGGGATCATCATCAAGATCGCTGGGAT